TCATGGTCACCATATCTTAATGAAGAAAGCAATTAAAAAGATTAGGAAAGCTGTCGGTAAAAAGATTCATATCATGGCTGGTAATGTAGCAACCTTGGAGGGTTTCAATGATTTGGCTGATTGGGGCGCTGATTCTATTAGATGTAATATTGGAGGTGGCAGTATTTGTACTACAAGAGTACAAACGGGGCACGGTGTTCCAGGGATTGAAACAATATTCCAATGCGCCAAATCAGACCGAAATGCAAAAATCATTGCAGATGGCGGTCTTAAAAACTCGGGTGACATTGTTAAGGCTCTTGCTGCTGGCGCTGATGCTGTTATGTTGGGATCGCTCCTTGCAGGAACAGATTGTTCCCCAGGCACAATCTTCAAAACAGAAAGCGGTGAATTAAGAAAGACTTATCGCGGCATGGCATCTGCTGCTGCCCAAAAGGATTGGCGAGGTCGTGTAGCATCTTGCGAAGGTGTTTCATCTTCAGTTCCCTACCGAGGCAAACTTGCTGATGTTGTTAAGGAATTAGAGAGAGGTATTCGTTCAGGTTTATCTTATTCAGGTGCTCGTTCGGTAAAGGAACTACAAGCAAAAGCACAGTGGTTACAGCAGAGTAGTGCAAGTGCTACGGAGAGTTCGGCACATATTAGATTGCGATGAGTGAACCAACAAAGAACATAAAAATCACTATTCCTGCAAAGTTACATATTGACTTTCGTAATAGATTGTTGTATGATGATATGACGATGATGGCGTTTTTTTCTTATGTTATTCATGAATATACGAATAACTCTGAATTGATGTCGCAGGTAGTTTGTGATATTATGGAAAAGAGAAAGTTAAAATCAAAAAGAATTATAAAGAATAAAGCAAGATTAACAAAACAAGCAGAAAAGAACTTGAAGAAGAATTTTCTTTCAGACGATGAAATTGAGGATATGTATGATATTATTGAGAGGTTTGACATAGATGAAATGTAAAGATGATATAATAACTGGTGAAACACCATGTTGTAATAAAGAATGTAGAAACTGGATAGATTATGATGAGGATAAGAACTGTTGCCTTGTAAGTATAGATAAGCATGGACAAATGACGCTCATGCAGGTGGCAGAACGATTGGGTGTTTCACACGTCAGAATCAAACAAATCCAAGATAAGGCACTAATTAAATTAAAGAAAAACAACGAAATTCATGAATGAGCGTTTTAGTTTTTCCAATACTATTTATTACAGGTTTTATAACAAGGAGAATATAAACCATGAGCAAGAAACTACTAGAAGAAAGCACAATTCGCCAATTCATGAAGTTGGCACAACTTGAGCCACTCGCAGGTGACTTCCTAGAAGAGAAGAAGCACCGCCCAAAGAAGCGCCCAATGCATGAAGAGGAAGTTGTTGAAGAGGGTCCAATGCAAAAGCGTGAAGAGGACGCAACAACTCCACGACCAAATAGAGGTCTTGGTAAGAAAAAGACAATGGATGCAACTAAAGGGGCAAACGCCAAAGCAAGAGCAGAAATAGAAAAGAAACCCGGCAAGGTTGATGAAGAAGTATCACTAGACGAAGGTGACTATGGCACACATAAAGACGATCCAATGTTAGAAGAAGACACTCTTGAAGAAGAGTTGAGCGCTCTATTAGAAGATGAACTAAGTGAAATGAGCATGTACGAAGAAGAAGACGAAGACATGGAAATGGAAGTTGAAGAGGGCGACATGGAAGCAGAAATCAACATCACTCCAGATCAAGCACGCGCAATCATTGCCGTTGCTGACATGCTAAAAGACATCATGCCAGATCTTGAAGCACCAGAAATGGAAGACGAAGAAGAGATGGACATGGAACCAGAAATGGAACCAGAGATGGGCATGGAAATGGGCGCTGAGGAAGAAGAGGAAGGCGCAGAAGAGGAAGAAGAAGGTACCGAAGAGGAAGAAGAAGGTACCGAAGAGGAAGAAGAAGAACTCGCAGAGCAGATCATGAAGCGCGTTCAGGCACGCCTCAGAGAAATGAAAAACAAGTAATTAAATAAACCTTATATAAAACCTAATTGAAGACCGTGAACTTTTTCACGGTCTTCTTTATTTTATGCTTGACAAATAATAAATTTGTGTTATAGTATTCATATGCATCTTTACAAGGAGAAGGAATGAAGCGATATGGCAAGGATCAAGAGTTGCAGCAAAAACTCTTGAAGGGCGTTGAGATATTGGCAGACAATGTATGCTCAACTTTGGGTCCAAAAGGACGCAACGTAATTTTAAAGGGAAAGGAAGGAAACCCAATTATTACAAAGGATGGTGTGACAATCGCCAACTTTATTGATTTGGATGACCCCTTTGAAAATTTAGCAGCACAGGTTGTAAAGCAGGCAGCAGCAAAGACAAATCAAGTTGCCGGTGACGGCACAACAACATCAACAGTTTTAACCAGGGCAGTCTATAAGAAGGCATTAAAGTATGTTAATAGTGGCGCTGCTCCGGTTGATTTAAAGCGCGGCATGGATAAGGCACGAGAAGATATTGTTGAGATTATCAAACAGAATGCTACAAAGGTTTCGTCCATGGAAAACCTTAAACATGTCGCCACGATATCAGCGAACGGTGATAAAGTTATTGGCGATCTGCTTGCAACTGCAATCGAGCAAGCAGGCGTTGATGGTGGTATTAAGATTGAGGATGCTAAGTCCTCCCAGACAACTCTTGAAATGGTTGAAGGATTTATTTTTGACTCAGGATTTGTATCACCTAGATTCGTAAATGATGAGCGTAGAAACGCAGTCAATTACGACAACCCAATATTCTTTATCACCGACCATAAGTTGGAGCATGTTGAACCTATTTTGCCTGTCCTTGAAGTTGCAGCAAGGGAAAGCAAACCACTCGTTATTATTGCAGATGAGATTGAAGGTCAGTTTCTAGCATCACTTATCATGAACTCTGTTCGCGGTTCAATGAAAGTTGCTGCTGTAAAAGCACCACGTTATGGCGAGGAGCGTAGAGAGATTATGCGCGACATCGCACTCGCAACTGGTGGAACTTTCTTTACAAAGGAAAGCGGACGTGACTTTTCCACCTTCAAATTAAAGGAGTTCGGCACAGCAAAGTCCGTTGATATTACAAAGTTCGGTACAACAATCATTGGTGGCAATGCAGATTACGAAGCATTAGAAGAGCGCATTGAAATTCTAAAAGCACGCATCAAAGAAGAGGATGATCTCCAAGAGTGCAATAAGATGCAAGAGCGAATCAATCGTTTGGTTTCAGCAGTCGCCATTATCAAAGTTGGCGCTCCAACTGAAGTAGAAATGATTGAAAAGAAACATAGAATTGAGGATGCTCTTGGTGCCGTCCAGGCGGCACAGAAACACGGTTTCCATGCTGGAGGTGGTGTTGGACTTCTAAGAGCGTCAAAGGACGCTGAGGGCGATTCTGAGGCGTCTGAGGATATACAACTTGGGTATAAGATTGTTGTTGATGCTTGTTCAGAACCATTCCGTCAGATTTGCAGAAACTGTGGTCTAAGTGAAGATGTGCTTATCCAAACTGTATTGGAACAAGATGAGCGTGATGCAGGTTATAACTTTGCTAATGGCGAGTTATGTAATCTTATTGAAGAAGGCGTAATCGATCCTGTTTTGGTTACTTGTGTTGCTTTGGAGAACTCTGTTTCAGTAGCAGGCACTTTGATTACAACCAACTATGCGGTGGTGGATCATGACTAAAAAGGTAAGACAAACAATTACAATTGATCTAAATCGTTTAGAAGACGCTTTTGCTTGGCATCTAAATTTGGATGATGCCTTGCAAAAGATCTCAGAACTAGACGATATAAGAAAGAAAACTAAGGATGAGATCTTAGATCTAATAAAAGAATGCAGAGTCCAATTGACAAGTTTGGACATGACTCTTTCTGAGTTTCAGGAGATCTATGAAGCACTTACTGGAGAGGAACCTGCTCCTACAGCAGTACCCCAACCAGAACCCGAACTGCTACAAGAAGATTTAGAGAAAGAGATAAACGATAGAATGATCGGAAACTTAATATCGAATCTCAATAAATCAGGGAGTTAGCATGGAAAGACCCGTAAGAAACATAGGCGACTTAATAAATGTAATGGGGACTAACCATCTTGGAATTATTTTGAAGGTTCATGAGAAAGCAGGTCAAAATAAATTCTATTTAGTTCATGACAATGTTACAAATAAAGAAAAGTGGCATCCTGAAAGTGCTGTTTTTGATGCTTCTTGTTATGACCCTAATGTGGAACTGCTCAGAGAACTCTAGAGAATGTGTGGAGTTTGAGGTCGAAACAGAAGAAATCGAAGGCATCGAAATAACCACAACAGAGTGTGCTACATGGGCAGACGAACTAACAAAAACTACTGACTGATGATCTGCACTGAACAGAAAGGTTGACACCTGACTCCAAGTGGGGTATAATCTATCCATCACTCACCACAGGAGGACAAGTGAATTTAGGTTATGCCTGCATTTCAATGGAACTATCACAACCAGTCAAGGAAGGTCGTAAGATTATTCGTGAGCGAATTACAACTAATCGCTCAATGATTAGACGAACTTTCAATGAACGAGGCATTGCTTATGCTTCGCAACTTGCTTTACAGAATTGTTTAGACCTTGAAGAAATCTTAAAATGGAACGAGTCTAAAGGCATCAAGTTCTTTCGCATGTCCTCAGAGATCTTTCCATGGGCATCAGAGTATCAGTTTGAGGATTTACCTGACTGGAAAGAGATTAAGAAAAGTTTAGTCCGCACAGGGTTTTATGCTGCTCTCAAAGGGCATCGTCTAACATTTCATCCAGGTCCATTCAATAAACTTACATCTCCAAAAGAGCATGTAATCCAAAATACAATCAGGGACTTGGAGATCCACGGCAGGATTATGGATGAGATGAATCTATCCAGAACTCCTTACAATAAAATTAACATTCATGTCGGGGCACATTATAATAATAAACCGATGGCATTAGATAATTTCTGTAAGAACTTTGAGCGATTGTCAGAAGCAGTCCGCTCTCGTTTGACTGTAGAGAATGATGATAAGGCATCGCTTTATTCTACTAAAGAACTCTATGAGGGTGTTTATAAAAGGATTGGGATTCCAATCGTCCATGATTTACACCACCATCTATTTTGCACTGGCGGTCAGACAAACGAGGAAGCAATCAAACTTGCTGCGAAAACTTGGGGCGGTGTAAAACCTGTTGTCCATTATTCGCAGAGCAGGGCAGAGGAACATAACGATAAGAAAATCAAAGCGAATGCTCACTCAGATTCTTACTGGACAGCAGTAAAAACTTATGGACAAGATGTAGATGTTATGTTGGAGGCGAAACATAAAGAGCGAGCATTATTCAAAATGCGAGAATTACTTGAAACAAAATAGTAAAAAAGTAGTAAAAAAGTAGGTAAAAAGAGTTGTTGCTGACTATTTATTATAGGAGGCAAAAGAAAGTGAAAGAAAAAACAATCAAAATAAATTCGGAACCACACTCAATTATCAAAGATTATTGTAAAAAAAATGGACTAAAACTTGCCCGTTTTATTGAGAATGCTTGCTTACACTACATCAAAGAAGCAACAAGAGGGTCTAATAATGAAAAAGACCTGTAATGATTGTGGGTTAGAGTTCCCAAAAACAAGTGATTTTTTTAATTATCAAAACAAGAAAAAAGGTTATTTATCGCCTTATTGTAAAGAATGTAGTCGTAAAAGAAATAAAAAAACACATAGAAATTATTACTTGAATAATAAAGAGACGATCATAGAGAAGACCACTCTTTATAGAAAAGAAAATAAAGAATTGGTTAGTAAGAGAAAGCAAGATTACTATAAAAAAAATAAGGAAAGCATAAGAAAACAACAAGCAATTTATCTCGCAAAACCAGAAACTAAAAAACTTATTTGTGAGAGAGAGAAAGAGAAAAGAAAAGAAGACCCATCTTACAAAATGCGATGTAATGTGAATAGATTGGTTCGTCTTTATCTAAAGAAGGGTGGTTCCGTAAAGCAGGGTTATTTATGGAATGCCCTACCTTACACTCCACAACAACTCAAAGAACATTTAGAAAATCAGTTTGAGGATTGGATGACTTGGGAAAACTATGGAAATGGTAATGGTTTCTGGAACATAGACCACATCATCCCTCAGTCAAAATTGCTTTACGATAATTTTGATCATCCAAACTTTTTGAAATGTTGGAGTTTAGAAAACCTTCGACCGATGTGTAGCATCGAGAACAT